GGCAGTTTCTGCTCCTATTTGGGTTACAACTTCTAGTTTAACAGTTGGAAGTGCAACTAATATTGCTAGTGGCACAGCAGGAGCAATTCCTTATCAAAATGGCTCAGGAGCTACTAGCTTTTTAAGCCTTGGAACTTCAGGATATGTAATAACTGCTGGGGCATCTGCTCCTCAATACACAACTCAGTCTAGTTTGGTAGTAGGAACTGCTACTAATCTAGCTGGAGGAGTGGCAAGTAATATTGTTTATCAAAGTGGAGCAGGAGCAACTGCTTTCTTGGCAAATGGCACAACTGGACAAGTTTTGACTAGCAATGGAGCATCTGCACCTAGTTGGACAACCCCAACTGCCTATGCAACTGTGACTGATGACACAACCACAGCAGGCACTAGATACTTGCTTTTTGCTAACCAAACCAGTGGAAATTTGACAACTGAATATACCAGTTCAACCAAATTAACCTATTATCCAAGCACTGGATGTATTACAAATGGACTTAATGGAGGTGCTTTCTAATGGAAATCACATGGAAAATATCAGAAATATCTGCTGAAAATGGGCTAATTACTCATGCCAAATACTTTGTAACTGCTACTGAAGATGATAAAAAGGTAGAGACTGAAGGCAATTGGTGGTTTCAGAATCCAGAAATTAAAGTGCCTTTTGAGCAAGTTACTGAACAAATGGTAGCTAATTGGATTGAGGCTGAAACCATGAAAGATGGGGTAAATATTATTACCTCAAGACTGCAAGAACAGTTAAAATCATTGGAAAAGCAAGCTGTAATTCCTCCTTGGATGCCTCAAGTTTTTACACCTAATATTTAAAAATGGCACAAACCAATTACACTCCCATAATACTGTATAACTCTGGTACTACAGGGAATACTCCATCTACTAGCAATTTAGCTAGTGGTGAATTGGCTATTAACTATACTGATGGAAAATTATTCTATAAAGATAATTCATCAACACTCCAAGTAATTGGTTGGAAGACAACTCCAACAACTGCTGGTGGTACTGGTTTAACAAGTTACACAGCAGGAGATTTGCCTTATTATGCTTCTGGTTCAGCTCTATCAAAATTAAGTATTGGCACAAGTGGCTATGTTTTAGAGTCTAATGGTTCTGCTCCTACTTGGGTAGCACAATCTACTTTGTCTGTTGGAACTGCAACAAATGCCACAAATACAGCAATTACAGATAATACAAGCTCTAGTGCTACTTGGTATCCAACAATTGTTAGCGCAACAACTGGAAATTTACCACAAACAACAAGCTCAACTAAATTAAGTTTTGTGCCAAGCACAGGAACTTTGACTGCAACAAATTATTCAGGAGCATGGGTAGGTAGCACAATTGCTGTGGCTTATGGTGGTACTGGATTAACTACATTTGGTCCTACTTTTAGTGCTAGGAATAGTTCTAATCAATCAATTTCTAGTGCAACTTTTACTAAAGTAACTTTAGATACAAAAGATTTTGACCCAAATACTAATTTTGCTTCATCTACTTTTACTCCAACTATTGCAGGATATTATCAAATAAATTGCACTATTCGTTTTAACGGTGTAGCAATAACAGGTGCAATTATTGCGATATATAAAAATGGTTCTGCTTTTACACGAGTTGCAGAAACAAATTCTTCAATTGGAACCGATTTTACTTTGTCTGGCTCTGCCATAGTATATTGCAACGGTTCTACGGATTATATTGAAATGTACGGTATTATAACTGGAACATCACCTGATTTTAATTATGCAAATGCTTCAGCCTGTTGCAGAATGTCTGGTTCTTATGTGAGGGGTACATAATGACTTTATACGAAAAAATTATTCAAATTTATCCTGAGTTAACAAATAACGATTTTATAACAGTAATTATTTTACAAAATGATTTAGATGCAAAGGGTGATTACATCAAAGAATGGAATCATCCTACATACCCTCAACCAACACAAGCTCAACTAGATTCTTATAATTAATTGAATAATAACATGACTAATTTAATACCAAAATCATATATTGAATCACAACCAAAAATTGGATAATTATGACAGTAAATATTTCTTATTTTGCTGGGGCAGGAACTCAGTTTTTTGACAATAATGGCGTACCTTTAGCGGGTGGGCTTTTATACACATACGCTTCAGGAACTACTACACAAGTAGCAACTTACACAAGCAGTTCTGGTTCTGTAGCTAATTCAAATCCAATTGTTTTAGATTCAAGTGGAAGAATACCTTATGAAATTTGGTTGACTGCTGGAACTACAGTTAAATTTGTATTGCAAACTGCTTCTGCAACGCAAATTGGTAGCTATGACAATATACCAGCAGTTAATGATGCAACTGCATTAAATACTTACATTGCATTGATTTCTGGTTCAACTGGATCAAATAATGTTGGATATAACCAAGGTGGGACAAGTGCAGTAACTCAAACAGTACAAACAAAACTACAAGAAACATTAAGCGTATGGGATTTCATGACCGCAACCCAAATTGCTGGAGTTTTAACTTCTGGTGGTTATGATGTTACTACTGCTGTGCAAGCGGCTTTTAATGCAGCCAATCAAACCTCATATAGTCAAACTGTATATTTTCCAGCAGGAACATATATTATTAATACAACTATTAATGTAAACCCTAATACTCAAAATGGTATAGTTCCACAAATTCGTGGTGATGGTGCAGATACAACTATTATTAAAGCAGGCTCTAGTTTAAGCACTAATCCAATATTTAAACATCAAGGCGCAAGTCCATCACCAAATTCTCAATGGACTGGATTTTCATTGCAAGGAACTGGATCAGCAAATGGTCAATGGGGTATTTATCATGTTAATAGTTGTTTTATAAATTACGACAATATTAATTTTAATAATCTTGCAGAAGGCGTACATTTTGAAAATTCAGGAGCTGGATTCGCTGAACAAAATATATTAACAAATTGTTGGGCAACAAATTGTTTATATTTTATAACTTTTACAAGAGCGTCTGGGTCTACACAAAATAGTTTTAGAGGTACTGGTTTTGCATCTGAATGTCACATGGATTTGACAACAGTAACAAATTCAAGATTAGCGAGAATTTATTATATAAATTCATTATCACCTAATTGTTACAATATGCCTATTCATGGAAGCGTTTGGACAAATGCTACAAGTGCTGTTATTCAAAACGATGGGTTGATTCCATTTAGAGCATTAATTGATTTCCGATATGAAGCATCTGCTAGTGGTTGGGTAATGTCCACTGGCAATGGAAGTACAACTAATTTCTTTACTGGAACTATGGTTGGACTTGCATATAACCCAACATTTAACAATTCATATTTCACGGGGTTTGTTAACGAATCAATTTACATTGGAAATATTGCTGGTTCATCTGGAATATTTACACCAACGATTGCATCTGGTAGCGGATCACCAGTTGTGACTTATGCTTCTAATGGACAACAAGGTTATTACCAAGTAATTGGTAATGTTTGTCAATTTTCTATATTTTTAAATATTTCATCAATTGGTGCTGGTGGATCAGGTAATATCAATATTAACGGATTTCCTGTAACTAGTTCATTGAATACAGGAAGCATTGCTATAGACCGTGGAATTGTGTCTGCAAATAATTTGACATTTACAGGTCAAGTTACCGCAGAAATACAAAATAATTCTAATTATGCAGTTTTATCCACAATGACATCTGGTAGTAACCAAGCATATTTGCAATGGTCAGCTTTAGCAACAACTAATTGCACATTATGGATTTCAGGACAATATTTTATTAGTGTGCCTTAAGGATAAAAATGACAACACCATTAGATATTATCAGCAGAGCATTAAAAGATATTGGTGCTTTAGAGGCTGGAGAAGTTCCAACATCTGAAGCATCCCAAGATGCTTTTGATATGTTGCAAGATATGTTAGACCAATGGTCTAATGAAGACATGATGGTGTTTTACAAAAATGAAATCATATTTCCTGTTGTTTCTGGACAGACTCAGTACACCATTGGACCAGGTGGTCAAATTGGTGCTATCTTTACTGGAAGCATTACTGGTAATGTTCTCACTATTACTTCTATCCAGTCTGGGGGTATTTCTCTTGGTCAAACTCTTAGTGGAACTAGCATTACATCAGGCACAACTATTGTTCAAATGCTCACAGGAGCAGGAAACAATGTAAATGAGGCAGGCACTTATTTGCTTAATAAGACTTATACAAGTCCTATAACAAGTGAAACAATCAATTCATATTATCAAAGACCTTTGAGGCTGAATTCTTGTTTTGTCAGGATTAATACATATTCTAATGGTCAGCCAATTACAAATGGTGGCTTGGATTATCCTGTTTCTGTGTTGAATATTGAGCAGTATGAGATGATTGGGCTGAAGACACTAAATGGACCGTGGCCGAAGGCAATTTACTATGAACCCACAGAGACTTTGGGGAATATCTATGTGTGGCCGAACCCCAGCCAAGGTGAAATGCACATCTTTGTTGACCAGCTTTTCCAAAGATTTACCACACAATTTGACACTATAAATTTGCCTCAAGGCTACAACATGGCTTTGAGATGGTGCTTGGCTGAGAGATTGATGCCTATGTATGGCAAGGCTTCACCTACACAAATCCAGATGATTATGAAGTTTGCCGCACAAGGAAAGTCAACAATCAAGAGAACAAACATGAATCCAGCAATTGTTTCAACTTATGCAGACTCACTTTTGGTTGGAAGACAGAAGGATGCAGGCTGGATACTCAGCGGGGGGTTTTTTAGATAATGGCTGATTTTGGCTTTGTCGGCCCCTCCTATGAAGCAGCCTCCATTTATCAGGAGGCACAAGAGTGTATTAATTTCTATCCAGAAATTGATCCTTTAAAACCTCCTGGAAGTAGAGGAGTTGTGGCTTTATATCCTACTCCTGGACTAACATCTATATTGCAATTAAACAATGCTCCAGTTAGAGGAATGAGGACTCTTTCTGGTGGTAAATATTTAATTATTGTTGTTGGTTCTATTGTTTATTCAGTTACTTATTCTGGTAGTTATGTATCTACTCAAATAGGAACATTATTAACTAGATCAGGTTATGTTTCAATTACAGATAACATAATGAGCAATACAGGCTTAAATGCTTATATTGTTGATGGAACAAATAGATATTATTGGATAGCATCCACAAATTCTTTTAATACTTTGCCAAGTTCAGATGGTCCGTGGCAGGG